TTTAAACGTCATACCAACAATTACCAAAAGCCATGCACATATTGCGCACCAATACCTAATTGTTTGCACATATATGCAACGGCGCGCATATGTGCATTAACGCATTACGTGTAATTGTGTATCGCGCAATCGCTTGCGTGTTTTTGTGTGTAAGAAGAGTACCCAGGCGCGTGCATAAGAAGAGTACCCGCGAGAGCTTATCCACAATCTATCCACAAGTTATACACAGGGGGGGCATGGCTTAGGCTTTCTTTATAAGATATATAGATACCCGTGCCAGAAATTATGCTCATAAGTCGCGTTTGCGTAACGGAATCAGCAACTGGCCCCATGTGTGGGGCATACTATCTATACTTACATATCGTAATGAAACCCCCATTTACAGTGTAATTCGATGTAATTACATGTAAATTGCACACATTTCGTAACACATATTTCGTGCCTAGGATTTTCTTTTAGGTCTTCTTTTAGCGTGTAAAGTAAGTACATCTCGAAGGGGAAGTTACGCCCATCGGGGGCCGGAGAGCCCCTCCACGCAGTGGTGGGTGTGACGACCCTCTTCTCTTAAGAGTCTTATAAGATATATATATATTCTTAGTATCTTATATTTCTTTCTTTTCTTTTTTTTNCCCCCTTTTTTTTTCTTTTCTTTCTTCCCACGCACTGGGAGGTATAATTTTTATGGAAAAAGGAGGTACGTAAATTGACATTTATGGGATTTTCGGGTACGTTTGGGGAATGTTAGAGCCTGACAGCAGGTATTCCAGGTATATTTCGAGTAATGGNCTGGGCCGTATGAGTCAGAAGTCCAGGGATATAGCCCGTGCGGTGCTGATGTCGCCGAAGGTTAGTTACCAGGACGTTGCGGACCGTTACGAGGTGTCCCGTCAGCGTGTCGGGGCCATATCCAGGAGGCTTGGGATAGGAAGAACGCCTGCTCGAAGAAGTGACAGGGTGACAGGAGAATAGAATATGTCGGGTAGCAGCGCGGTAGAGACAAAGACTAATCAGGACGTTTTCCTGACGGCGTATTCGCTGGTGGGATCGCTTAGGAAAGCGTGTGACGGCATTGATTTGCCGAGGGCTACGGTAAGATCGTGGATACATACGGACAGTCACGGCTTCAAGGCAAGGTTCCAGGAAGCGCAGGAGGTATTCAGAGAGTTCCTCGAAGATATAGCGCTCGAAAGGGTCAAGAACCAGAAGCCTAACGACAATCCTGTACTACTCATCACCCTGCTCAATGCGAACTATCCAGAAAAGTATCGGAGAGACGCATACCACACGGATAACGCGGCCAAGGAGATAATGGGAGAGTGGAAGAAGTGGGTCAAGGATAACCAGAAGGCCGAAAACAGGAAGACAAAAGCTGATAAGAAGTCCGAGTCGGAGATAGACAGGCAGGAAGCTATCGAGGAAGCTCAGAAGATACTGTCAAGGAAATCCGATGACAACCCTTACAGACAAGCGTGAAGGCCAGCCGAAAAGGGCCGTAACAGAATATATATTCTCAAAGCTCGACTTCCTCCCCACTACGTTGCAGTCGGATATACTCAACTGCCACAAGAGATTCGTGCTGGTAGCAGGCGGCGAACAGGCAGGCAAAAGCATGGTAGCCTCCAAGTACCTTATATCAAGGTTCCTGGAAACCGAGGNAAAAGGACTCTACTGGCTCGTCGCAGCAGACTACGAAAGAACACGCGCTGAGTTCGATTACCTCGTACAAGACTTCGCTACACTCGGAATACTGGCGGAAGTTACCAAGAGAGTAGACCCAGGACGCATTATTCTCGCGGACGGGACCCGCATAGAGACGAAATCCGCAAAAGACCCGCGCACCCTCGCAATGAGAGCCCCCGACGGCATCCTCGGATGCGAGGCGTCACAGCTAGACCTCGATTCCTTCTACAGGCTCAGGGGAAGAGTAGCGCCCAAACGCGGATGGCTGTTCCTGTCAGGAACCTTCGAGGGATCACTCGGATGGTATCCTCAACTGTTCTCGTCGTGGCAGATAGCTTCCGAAGACGAACAGTCCTTCTCCCTGCCCGCATTCTCCAACACCTACCTCTACCCCGAAGGAGCCAAAGACCCCGAGATACTTAAACTGAAGTCCATGTCCTCCGATGACTTCTTCATGGAACGCATCGAAGGCATACCCTCACCGCCCCAGGGACTCGTGTTCGGAGAGTTCAGGGCCGATATTCATATAGACGAAGAAGCAAAATGGGTGCCCGGTGAAGACGTGTACCTCTGGATGGACCCNGGCTACGCAGGCGCGTATGCCGTCCTCGCAGTACAGGAGATAAACGGACAGATGTGCGTCTTCGATGAGGTCTACGAACAGGGACTCACCACAGACTCCATCATAGATATCGTCATAAATAAGCCGTGGTGGAAAGACGTACACTCCGGCACCATCGATATAGCAGGATACCAGCACCAGGCCATGTCCGCACCCGCAGAATTGTGGATGGACAGGACCGGCATATACCTCGATGCCCAGAAAATACGCATCAACGAAGGCACCGAGAGACTGAAAGGCTTTATGAAACCCGATCCAATCACCAACGACCCGAAAATAGTCTTCTCCCCGGACTGCAAAGGAACCCTATCAGAGTTCGGAGCAGTGCCGAGCCCGTTCGACGGACAAACACGGGCCTACAGGTGGAAGACCGACAGGGAAGGCAATATAGTAGGGGAAACCCCCGAAGATAAAAACAACCACGCCATCAAGGCAGCAATCTACGGCCTCGTTAGCAGGTTCGGATACGGGTACGTTAACTCAAAAGAGTTCATTAAAGTCAAACGGTGGGCAGGATAATTTATAAAAATGCCAAGACTGAAACCAGAAGATATCATCGACAAGGTAGACGACCACTACGAGGCCACGCACACACTGCGTACCCGTATGGACGCAGATCACCAGCTTTATAAACTGGACTCCTACGACGCAGGAGACGGATTCAAGTCCTATACCAGCAACGAACCCCAGACCTACGCAGACAAGGTCATCTCGTGGATGACGGCGGCAGACCTCGTGGTGCGAATCCCGCCCAACGGCAACCCGCGTAACACCCGCGAAGTAAATAACGACAAGGAAAGATTCATCATCGGAGCCCTGCGCTCCGCCGACGAACGACTCTCCAAGAGACTCGTGCCCTCCATCCGAAACCAGCTTGCGTGGTACATAGCACTCAGGGGATGGTACGCAGGAAGAGCCCTCCTTACCAAGGACGGGGAAGATAAGACCNNNATCGATATCACCCCCTGGGACCCCATGCACACCTACTGGGGCATAGGGGACGACGGCCTCGCATGGGCCTGCTACAAGGTCAAGAAAACCCAGGACGAGATAGAAGCCCAGTACGGCGTCAGGCTAGGCGAGTCACGGTCCGATATAGACGGCATTAACGTCTACGACTACTACGATAAGGAATACAATACCGTCGTCGTACCGGGACGCTTCGTTAAGAAACGCACCCCCCACGGCACAGAAGGACAGGTGCCGGTGTTCCTAGGCCCCGTCGGGGCAACTCCCCTCATCCAGTCAATGGAGTGGTCCTCCATAGAAGATACCCTCGAAGACTACGGGGAGTCAGTCTTTAAGGCCACCCGGGGCGTATACAAAAATCATAATTTTATGATGTCCGTCATGCTCGAACTTACCGCACGAAGCCGCAAGCAGGGCCTCAAGGTACGAAGCAGGGACGGCACCAAGACACTCGACGAAGACCCGTACAAGGAAGGCACCGAGATTTCCCTCGGACAGGGCGAAGAGGTAGAACCCCTCGGCCTGCTTGAGATGGCAAACGAGTCGGGAGCCTTCATGGGACTGGTAGCCGGTGAGATGCAGCGCGGCTCCATACCACACACCGTCTACGGGGAAATACCCTTCCAGCTATCCGGCTTTGCCATCAACACCCTCCGGCAAGGCGTCGAAAGTGTCCTCGTCCCGAGAGTGGCAGCAATGGAACGGGCTTACGTAAGCATAGCTAACCTGCTCTGCGANCAGTACCAGTCAGGGGCGTTCAAGGTAATGGAACTGTCCGGGCAGGATAACAACAGGATGTACTTCTCAGAGGAAATAACCCCCGCGAGGATACAAGACGGAGGCGACCCTGAAATCAAGGTCGTCACCAGGCTCCCCGAGGACGATATGTCCCGCTACGGCATGGCGCAGATCGCACGCGAAGGCGAGACGCCGCTATTGCCGGACCTGTGGATACGCGACAACATCCTCGGCATACAGGACGCAGACCAGGTAGAGGACGCAGTCAAGGAACAGATAGCCGAACGCACACTGCCCGAAGCAGGGATATGGTCCCTCTACCAGGCCGCTATGAAACAGGGAAGAGACGACCTCGCGCAGATGTATCTCGGCGAACTGGTAACAATGCTGTTTGCCAAGGCAAGACAAATATCAGATACTTTGCAGGGCGGTGGGCCGGGTGCTCAACCGGGACCTCCCTCCTCGGGACCCGGCGGAGTGCCAGCCGGGATGCCCGGCCCGCCCCCAATGCCGCCGCCTGGGGTCATGCCCCCCGCGATGGCAGGAGTCCCGCCGCCCGCGCCAACGCCGCAGGGAGGACCAGTGGTAGCGCCAGGGCAACCAAGGCCGGGAGCGCAGTCTGACGAAGAACGACTCAGAAGAATAGGGCTCGCAGGCCCGAGAGGATAAACGACATTGGCAACTTCACAGGAAGAACGTAACCTTCTCAACGCCTTCGGCTCCATGTCCAACGACATACTGTCAGGGACTACGCCCGACTTCGTGCGTAAGATCGGAAGAGC